CTGCCAGTGCTGCAGGCACAGGCGATCAGATTATGGCGTTGCCGGAAGCAAAAGGGCGTGAACAACTGGCGCAGGCGCTGGCTGAACAGCCGGGAATGACCGTTGGCCAGGCAAAAACGTTACTGGCAGCGGCACCGGTTGCTGGTTCAGCAAGTGCCGGTGAGCAGATTATGGCACTGTCGGAGGCGAAAGGGCGCGAGCAACTGGCACAGGCACTGGCAGAACAACCGGGAATGACGGTTGAGCAGGCGAAAACATTGCTGGCAGCCGCACCGGCGGCATCACAACCGTCACAGGAAACGCTTTTTGATCGCTTTATGGCACAGCATGCCGCCAGCGCGGTTTCCGGCGGCGGAACTGCCGGACGCGGGGAAGAAGACCTGCTGATGAGTATGCCGTAAGCGGCAACAGTGATTCAGATAAATCGGGAGTCAGAAAAGATGATTAAAACCACGACAGAGACGCGTGCGGATGTACGTATTTTTACCGGAAGCGATCCGGCGCATACCGCTATAGCCATCAGTGGTATCAGTGCTGCCACGCCTGCACTGACGCCACTGATGCTGGATGACGCCACCGGTAAACTGGTGGCATGGGATGGTCAGAAAGCCGGAACGGCAGTGGGGGTGCTGGCTCTGGCGCTTACCGGAACAGAACCCACGCTGACGTACTACAAAAGCGGTACGTTTGCCACTGAGTCGCTGGTCTGGCCTGACTCTGTGGATGCGGTGAAAAAAGCCAACGCATTTGTGGGAAGTGCCATCAGCCACGCCTGATGGTGAAGTGATTAACTGAAAAACGGGTCGCGATGCGGCCCGTTTGTGTTTCTGAAGGAAAATAAATTATGGGGTTATTTACCACGCGTCAGTTACTCGGGTACACCGAGCAGAAAGTGAAATTTCGTGCGCTGTTTCTGGAGCTGTTCTTTCGTCGCACGATCACTTTCCATACTCAGGAAGTCATGCTGGATAAAATTACCGGCAAAACACCGGTTGCAGCGTATGTGTCTCCGGTGGTGTCAGGCAAAGTGCTGCGCAGCCGTGGTGGTGAAACCCGTGTGTTACGTCCCGGTTATGTAAAACCAAAACACCGCTTTGATTATCAGCAGGCAGTGGAACGTCTTCCGGGAGAAGATCCGGCCCGCCTTAATGACCCGGCTTACCGCCGTCTGCGTATTCTGACGGACAACCTGAAACAGGAAGAGCAGGCGATTGTGCAGGTGGAAGAAATGCAGGCGGTCAGTGCCGTTCTGCAGGGTAAATACACCATGAGCGGCGAGCAGTTTGAGACGGTGGAAGTGGATTTTGGGCGTTCTGTCGCCAATAACATTACGCAGGCTGGCGGACGCGAATGGTCACAGCAGAATGCTGACACCTTCGATCCGACGCATGATCTGGATGCGTACTGCGATTTCGCTTCCGGCACCATCAATATCGCGATTATGGACGGCACGGTCTGGCGTATGCTGAACGGTTTTAAACTGTTCCGTGAAAAACTGGATACCCGCCGTGGCTCCAAATCTGAGCTGGAAACGGCACTGAAAGATCTGGGCTCCGTGGTTTCCTTTAAAGGCCATTACGGCGATCTGGCAATTGTGGTGGCGAAGACAACGTATGTTGACGAAAACGGGGATGAACAGCGTTATCTGCCGGAAGGTACACTGATTCTGGGGAACACTCAGGCGGAAGGCGTCCGTTGTTATGGTGCCATTCAGGATAATCAGGCACTGAGTGAAGGGATCACCTCTGCGATTCGTTATCCGAAACACTGGGAGGAAGTGGGGGATCCTGGTTGCGAATATACCATGACGCAGTCTGCGCCGTTGATGGTGCTGCCGGATCCGGATGCGTTTGTGGTGGTTCAGGTGAAATAAGACGGGGCGGGATATTCCCGCCTTTTTCTTTAGCGCACGGGAGAGATGTGATGACAAAAGAGCAGATGACTGAACGTTTGCAGGAACTGGCAGTGATTCTGGGGCGTGAAGCAGATATTTCAGGTTCAAAAGCCGATCTTGAGCAGCGCCTGGCGGAATGGGAAGAGGAGGCCGCCGGATTCGATGGGGAGGAGACAGGGAAGGAAGATGTGGGCAACGATGCATCCGGCGACGGAATGCATTCTGAGCGGGGACTCGCCCGGGTGCGTATGCTGAAAACGGCGCATATGCCAGCCTGTGATGCTGTGACGGGAAAAATGTTGATGTTTGCCCGGGCCTCCAGTGTTGTGCTGGTTAATGAAGCCGCAGTTCCTGCGTTGCTGGCGGACGGTCTGGCAGAAAAAATCTGGGAGTGATGATGTTAGATAATCTGTTCGATCAGGCCATGAGCGATGCGGATGACATCATCCTGGATACGATGGGGACGGAAATCAGCATATATCCGGGCGGCACGGAAAGAAGAATCCGTGCCGTTTTTGATGCCCCGGCAGAAAACACCGGGATGAACACTGGCAGCGGCGAAATTCGTGATACTGCGCCCGTGTTATTTACCCGGAGCGCATGGGCCGCCGGTCTGAAAAAATATGACAGGGTCATGATCCACGGCGAACCCTATCAGGTAGTCGATCCCGGCTGGGGTGAGTCAGGCACTGTGGGTCAGGGGGTGATTACCATCACCCTTGCGCGTGGAGAGCCGGGGAGAAATACACCTGCTGCACCGGAACGACCGAGTAAACGTTATGGCAGTCAGAGAGCATGAACGAAGCAGTGCCCGGCAGCGACGGCTGGCACGAAACCTCGTCGTCGATATTGATGAAGATGAGGTGCTGAAAATTATCGCTAAACTGGGTGGGTCAAAAAGTCAGATCCGTAAAGCCTGGGGCGTGGCGCTGAAAAGAGCCGCGTCTGCACTGCGGATGAAGGCTATGGCAGAGTTTAAAAAACAGGTTGCCCCACGCAGTCAGAAAATGATCAAAAAGCGTGTTCTGCATAATTTTATCATTCGTCGTAACGGTGATGAGTTTGATGAGGCGAAGGTATGGTTCGGTCTGAATGCCATCAAAGTACGCGATCTGCGCGGACGCATCAGTGGGGGGCGACGCGGCGAACGCCATCAGTTGCGCGATGAGCGGGGGCGTTTTGCACCAGCTTCCCGCCGCAGGAAGGCACGGGAGATCCGTTTTAAACCTGCCGGGGAATCCCTGCCTGTCACCACCTGGTCAACGGATGATGCCTTTATCAACCAGTTCGAAGCGGAAAATCGTAACGGACGTATATCAAAAAGGAAAACGATACTGATCCGACAGGCATCCGGACGACGGAGGGTGCGTGAAGCGGAAATTGATATTTATGAAGCCATGCTGAACCGTATAGAGGATTTTGTTTTTCCGGATGCGGAAGCACTGATCCTGAAAAATTTTGAGCATGAACTGAAATTCCGGGTATTTAAGGGGCTGGAGTGATGGAGCCATTGATGATGGGCGCCTGGCATCAGGCGGTGATTGACAGTCTGAAACAAATTCCCTGGGTGGAAGATGCCGATGAGTACCCGGAAAAAGTGACGCAACTGGTGACGCCTGCTGTGTTTGTAGATGTACCGGGCTGGGACAAGGCTCATTTTGCTGACGGGCAAACGCGGGTCACGCTGAAATGTGATCTGTTTGTGGTGACAGACCGGGCCGGGAAGACGGAAAACGTGCCAAAACCGCAGATTTTTGCCCGTTGTCTGGCGATGGATTTATCTGACTGGATTGAGGGAGCCACGTTCGGGCTGGATAACGTTGATCCGGCGGTTTTTATCGATGCTGAGGTGGATACCTTCGACCGGCTACTGGACGACTACATCGTTTTCCGTGTCTCTTTTGAACAGGACATTCCGGTCGGCGAAGATCCGTTTGCGGTTCCGGCAGGTGCGCCGTTACAGGAAGTCTGGCTGGGTAAAGTACCGGAAACCGGCAAGAGACATGAGCAGGATTATCGTCTTATCTGGAAATCGGAGGGCACCGGTGATGAGTCTGGCAGATGAAGTGGCTGAGTTACGCCGCAGGGTGGCGGACATGGTCCGTCGCGGCGTGGTGGACGAGGTGATCCCGGGTAGCCCGGTGATGGTTCGGGTGGATATCGGGGATGTGCTTTCGCCTCCGTTGCCCTGGATTCAGGTACAGTCCGGGCGCTACATGCAGGTCAGTAATTACCCGGCTCCCGGAGATGCCGTTACAGTGATATCGGAGGCGGGCGATCTGCGTAACGGTCGGGTGTATCCGGGGGCCAATATTGACGCCATTCCTGTCCCTGAGGGCAGTGAATACGAACATGTTATTTTGTTTGATACCGGAACGGAAATCCGTTACGACCGTCAGGCTAATGCCCTGTCCATCACGCTGGCTGAAGGCGGCAGCTATAAAATTACCGGCAGGGGAACCCTGGACGGTCCGGTAGAAATCACAGATACCCTGACCGTACAGGGTAAAGCAACCATGAATGCTGAGGCGGTGGTTAAGGCGGATCTGATGGTCGGTGGTGAGGTTTCTGATTATCACGGAACGATGAGTCAAATCAGAATTGTCTATAACGGTCACAATCACCGGGGCGACAGTGGTGGCAGCACCGGACAGCCTGGTCAGCAAATGTAATCTCCTTTCAGTTCTTTTCCGGAATAAACAACATGATTGGTATTGATTCAGCCACCGGCAGATATCTGCACGGTAACGAACATCTGCGCCAGTCCGTCACCGATATTTTGTCAACACCGGTCGGCAGCCGGGTCCTGCTCAGGGAATACGGCAGCAGACTTTTCAGTCTGCTTGATAACCCACAGGATGATTTCACGCGGGTGAGAATTGTTCGTGAAACGGTAACCGCCCTTGAACGCTGGGAACCCCGCCTGACTCTCCGGCGGGTGGAAGTGACGTGGACAGGAGAAGGAAGCGCTTGGCTGACGCTTGTCGGAGTGAATAACGAAACTCAGGATACGATTCGACTCGAGGAGATAAAAATTGGCAACGTCTCAGGCAATCATTGATCTGTCCGCGATACCGGTACCGGATGCGGTGGAAGTGCCGGATACCGCAATGCTGGTCACTCAGATAGTGGCGAAGTATCAGGAGCTGGATACGTTGTTTTCGGCTCTGGTGGAATCTGATCCCGCGTATAAATGGGCAGAGGCGCTGGCTTTTCGGGTGGCGCTGATGCGCCAGCAGATAAATGATGCTGTCCGTGCTGTACTGCTTGCCAGTGCCGGTGGGAGCGATCTGGATCAGGTTGGCGCGAATTATCAGGTTCAGCGGCTGGTTATTACCCCGGCAGACGGCACCACCATTCCGCCCACGCCGGCGGTGTATGAAGATGATGACGCTTTTCGCGAACGTATCCAGTTGTCATGGGCACGGCTCAGCACCGCCGGCGCGAAAAATGCGTATCACTATTTTGCACAAAGTGCTGATCCTGATGTGCTGGATGTGAAGGCTTACGGGCCGGAAACACATTCGCGGGAAGGCCGGGTTTTTCTTTATGTGTTATCCCGGTCCGGAAATGGCACTGCATCACAACCCCTGCTGGATAAGGTGGCAGCATCAGTCTGTGATGATGAAACCCGTCCCCTGACGGATTTTGTCAGTGTCCGGACGGCAGAAATTATTCCCTACGATGTGGTGGCGGATATTCATATTCCCTACGGACTGGATGGTGAACTGGTTATGGCAAATGCCCGCAAGGCGCTGCAGTCATACACTGACAGCGTCCACCGGATTGGCTCGGTGGCATCCCGTTCTGGCATGGATGGTGCCCTTCACCAGACCGGGGTGATTACGGTGAATCTGACCTCTCCGGGCAGTGATATCGTTCCTGCGATGGGGCAGGCACCGTGGTGCCGTAAGGTAACGCTGAACAAGGTAGAGACAACTGATGAATGACGATATCAGCAGCATACTGCCGGTCAGTGCCAGCCGGGCAGAGCGGGTGGTGGACTGTGTCGCCGGAGATATGCTGTCAGACATAGCGGTCTGCCTAATCCGCTATGTGAAAAATCCCGATTTATGTCCTGCTGAATTGCTGCCATGGCTGGCCTGGGAAATGGCGGTGGACACCTGGAATGAACACTGGACGGAGGCGGAAAAAAGGTCTGCGATAAAACGTGCTGCATACATCCACCGCCACAGAGGGACTAAAGCGGCGCTGATGGCATCGCTGGCTGACAGTCCCTTCCGGTCGCAGATTGTTGAGTGGTATGAGCAGACCCCACCCGGGGAGCCGTATACCTTCCGTCTGAACGTGGAGCAGAAGGATTTACCGGTGCTGATGAATGATCATCAGGATCTGAAGCATGCGGTGCTCCGTGCCAAAAATCTGCGCAGCTGGTTCAGTATTCACGTTTACGGGAACAGCACAGGGCGTGGATTTGGTTACGGCTATGTGATGGCGACAGAAAAAATCAGAAGTACCGGTGTGACAACAAAGACAGTGCCCACAGGCGGGCAGAGTGAGGCAGGTGTATGAATGGACTGATTCTGACAACGTCCGGCGCTGCAGAAATTGAAGCAGCATATCAGAACGGGCAAACCGTGACCGTCCGGCATGTTCTGCTTGGTGACGGGGGCGGGCGGGCATTGCCATCCACGCCGGATGAAATGGCAGCAATGACATCGTTGTACGGCGAATTCGGGCAGGAACCCTTTTCCGACGGTGCGGTGGAGGAGGGCTTCATCAGCGGGGATATTGTGATTGACTGTAAATCATACCCCGGTAAAACCCTTCGTGAACTGGGGATGATCAGCGACAGAGGTACGCTTATCGCGTACGGACGTTATCCCGACACCTTTTTACCAGACCAGACGGACTCCGTTATCAAGGAAGTTATTCTGACGCTGGTTCTTGGGCTGACGCACGCACAAAACATGGTGCTGGAAGTTGATCCGGACAGGGCCATTATTACTCAGGAAATCGGAGACAGACGCTATCTGCAACGAAAAAAGAATCTTTCGGATGTGGAAGACAAGGATGAGGCTGTTGAAAACCTCGGATTAAAACCCACGGTGGACAAGGCAAAAAATGCCGTTCAGCGTGATGGTGACACCATGACCGGGGAACTGAAAATCCGTGGTGTTAATGCGCTGAGGATTTTCAACGAAGCCTTTGGTCTGATTTTTCGTCGTTCGGAAGAGTGCCTGCACCTTATCCCTACCAGTGAAGGTCAGGGCGAGAATGGCGATATTGGTCCACTTCGACCGTTCACTATTAATCTGCGGACGGGTGAAATATCCATGTCGCATAAAGTGTCTGTTGGCGGCGGTTCTCAGGTCAATGGTGCGCTGGGTATCGGCGTTCAGAACGCGCTGGGCGGAAACTCAATTGCTTTCGGGGATAACGATACAGGTATAAAACAAAACGGCGACGGCATTCTGGATGTTTATGCGAATGGACAGCATGTATTTCGTTTCCAGAATGGTGTGGCGATAGCGTTAAAAAATATTCAGGCCGGAAATGCTAAAAAATTCACGTTATCCAGCGCCAACAACTCCACGAAAAACGCAACGTTTAATTTATGGGGTAATTCATCCCGACCTGTAGTTGCAGAGCTTGGTGATGATTCCGGCTGGCATTTTTACAGCCAGAGAAATACCGATGGCAGTATCACATTCGCTGTAAACGGACAGATGACCCCATCAAACTATGGAAATTTCGATGCCCGTTATCAGCAGCGAAATGGCGGTGTGCAGGATGTGCGTTATGGTTCCGAAATGTATTACAACCCGGGAGGTAACCAGGTATCCTGGACATTTCGCTCACCTTCAGGCCACGGGTTATCCGGTATTAATGTGCAGGAAACCGGAAGTAATTCGGCAGATAACATCGGCGGCGTGTATTACCGACCGCTTCAGAAACTGATTAACGGCACCTGGTATAACGTGGCGAGTGTTTAACAATGTTGCATTTAAAAAATATTACTGCAGGCAATCCGAAAACCGCAGAACAATATCAGATGACAAAACAACATGGTATCACCTGGCTTTTTTCGGAAGATGACAAAAACTGGTATGAAGAGCTGAAAAATTTTGCCAGTGACACCATAAAAATGGTTTACACCGGAGACGGGCGCGTGGTGTGGGTCGGTAAGGATGTGACAGGCATTGAACCCCGTAACGCCAGTGTTATTGAAGTTCCTGATATTACCGCTAACCGCCGTATTACCGTGCCTGGTTACTGGTTTTACCGCGACGATAAATTTGTCTTCGACTACAAACTTAAAGCGGAAGATGAGCGCGATGCCCTGTTAAAACAGGTCAGCATCATGACCAGCGAATGGGAAAAAGACCTGCTGCTGGGATTAATCAGTGACGAAGACAGGGAGAAGCTGAAAGCGTACCGTATTTACGCGAAATCGCTGCAGGCGATGGATTTCAGCGCTATTACGGATAAGACCACTTACAACAATATTAGCTGGCCTGAGCAGCCACAAAATACCTGAAAAAGAAGTTAATCATCTGACCGCCTGAGGGCGGTTTTTTTATGGGAGAAATGTATGTCCGGATTACATGGTGTTGAAACCATTGAACTGACGACAGGCACGGTTGCCGTGCAGACCATCTCCACGGCAGTGATTGGCCTGGTGGGGACAGCGCCGGACGCCTCTGGTGGTGTGTGCGCTTCCGGCACAGCCGGCTCCTGGCTGCTGGGAACGGCGCTGGATTTCACGGCGAAACAGGAAGGTCGGGCCGGTAATAAGATTTCGGTTGTTGCTGTGGCTGCCACAGAACAAAACGCGCAGACAGTGGCCTCGCTGAAAGGTACGACCCTGACGATAACACTGGGGACGGACGAACACAGCCAGGTTAACGCCACGGCGGACCGTGTGACTGAAGTGGTGAATGCGCTGGGGGATTCGCCTGTGACGGCGGCTGTCAGCACCCTGAATGCAGGAGACGCTGAAAATAAAGTGGTGTTGCCGTTCAGCCTGACGTTATCCGGCGGAGAAGATGAGGCGTTCCCGGTCAATACACCAGTGGTGGTGGCAGGGGCCATTACTCAGGCAGGGAAACTGGGCACAGCCGGAACATTATACCCGGCCCTGCGAGATATTTTTGACCAGACTGGTGCGCTGGTAATTGTGGTGCGCGCAGAAAGTAAAACAAAGGCGAAAGAGGGCGAACAGCGTGCGGCGGTGATTCAGGCCATGGAGGCGCTGACAGAAAGTAAGAGCGTGACAGGCTATCAACCGCGCATCCTCATTGCCACGGGGTACAGTGAGGATGATGGCGTGGCAAAGACGCTGGAAACGTATGCCGCGA